ATTTCCAGTTGTATTTACTCTAAAATTTAAGTGTGCATCTGTTGTACTTGAACCACTAGCAATTCTTATTTTCCATTCACATTGATAATGAGAATAAGTAGTGTCATCATAGTATCCATCTAAAGATACATAACTAGCATCTGAACCAAGACTTGTTGATGCTAATTTTACAAAATCACTTGATACTGTACCCCAACTAGGATTAGCACCAGTACCACCAGTTTGCAATACTTGACCACTTGTTCCTGCACCAAGTCTTTGTAGACCAGACGCATCACGATATAAAATATCTCCTTGTGTTGTAATTGTTGTTCCTACATCAGTTCCATCAGTACCATTAGTACCTGCAGATGACATTTGTTCAAAGTAAGTTGTATCAGTTGGAAGGTTTCCTGTACTTGCTTGTATACAAATGTATGACGAACCATTGTACGATACGACATCATCTATAGTATAAGCTGTACTACCTGCATAAATTCCCTTCCACTTGAATTTAATTGAGCCTAGATTTACTTGAGCCATTATATTATTTCCTTATATTGTTGCTATTAGTTCGCCATTAGAAAGTGAGAATGTAAAACCACTCGCACTAAATAAAACATCATCAAATGTGGCGTATGTTGCACTTGAAATGTCGTCATCACCTTGATTAGTAGTAGTAACTATTAAGTCTCCATTACTATCTTTGTGAAATCCATAAACTTCTGCTGAAGAAGCATTAGAAAATTCTAAAGCTGTTGCACCAGAATTAACTACTAATGCTTGTCCTGCTGTACCTAAAGGCGGTACATCAGTTGCATCTGTAATACTAAAGTTTGCTAACGCAAATGTACCAAAAGCAACTATTTCTAAAATATCATTTAAGTTAGCACCTGTAGTTAATACTATTGAATTACCTGTAGTTGCTGTAAAATCTGTTCCATTTACAAGTCTAATACCATTTAGGTAGACATCTAAGAAACCTGCGTCATACGCAAGAGTTGCAGAATTGTCATCTGTTCCTGTAAATGTTGTTTGACTGGCTGTTGCTGTATATTTAAACCTACTTGCAGTCCCGTTAACGCTAGAACCTGCCGCAGTCCACCCCGCAGAACCATAGACTTTCATGGTATCTGAGGCTGTATCAAAATATAAATCCCCTAAATCTAAGGCAGAACCATCAGGGTCTTGTGTTGGTGCAGTTGCACTAGCACCTAAATATGTATTTGCAAAACTGTTTACTGAAGCTAGGTTTGTAGCTACTGTATTAACTGAAGCTATTGAATTACCAACATTATTAACATTAGTAATCGCACCACCAACCGCAGAAACATTAGCATTATTACTTGCTACTGTTGTTACATTACTTGAAATACCTGCAACTGAAGTTACATCTGAACTGATACCTGCTACAGTAGTTACATTTGATGCAATATTTTCTACTGCCGCAACATCACTTGATATGTTTGCTACGCTTGTAACATCTGAGCTGATACCTGCTACTGTGTTTATGTTAGCTGAATTAGCATTAACCGCATTTATGTTTGTGCTATTTGAGTTAACAGCAGATATGGCGCTTGATATTCCTGCTACTGAAGTTACGTCTGTATTGATGCCTGCAACAGTTGTTACATTTGCATCTATACCTGCTACTGTGTTTACATTTGCTATATTATTTCCAACTAAATCTACATTAGTAATAGCATTTGCAACTGTATCAATTTCTGAAGTTGCTTCGTTTAAATCATTTGCAACAGTCTCTACCTCTGAAACTGCTTCTGCTAAATCATTAGCTACTGCAATAACATCTGTAATGTTTGTTGCTACTGTGTTTACTGAAGCTATGTTTGTAGCTACAGTGCCTATATCTGTAGCATCATTTGCTACTGCGGTAATATTAGCATCATTGTTTGCAACCGTAGTTACATCTGCCGCAATACCTGCTACTGTTGTAATGTTAGGTATGTTAGTTGATATAAATTGTTTGTTAACAGCATCTGTATTATCTACAGGGTCTGCTACATTTTTTAATCTTTTATTTTGTATATCCCAGTTAAAATCTACGTTATCTAATGATATGACGTCACCTGCTTTATCAATCGCTTCTTGCGACATAAAGAACGCTTGGTCACTATCTGTATCTAGGTCATTTTCAGTTAATACTGAGCCTGATACGTAATCTACTAATTTTGTATTTTGGCTTGTAGTTCTTCGTATTTCAATCGCAGCATTATTGGCAGGTGCTGTAGTAAATGTAAGGTTAGTACCTGCGGCATCTAAAGTGTAAGCTGTAACGTTTACACCTGCTACTGTAGCTGATAAATCAGCTGTATCTCTGTAACTAAAAGGTATAGCGTATGTAGTAGTTGTACCGTTTCCGGTGTATCTTACGAATGAATTAGCCATAATTTGTGTTTATCTCTTCTAAAAGGGGTACTTTATCTATTCACCCATTAATTCCATAAATTCAATGGTTTCTGCGCTACGTTTAAGTGCACTAGCTGTCGTGATTTTACCGTTAATATCAATCAAAGCATTGCTTTTAATCCACTCTCTAGCTTCTCTTTCAAATTCTCTTATTCGTTGTAATAGGTAATCATCACCAATATATTTACCGCCAAGAAGTTTATTAGAAGCATATCTTTTATTAAATTCAGAATTAGGATTTTCTAACTCATATTGATATGTTTCATTTAAAGTTCGTCCTGCTATTTTAATTTGACCTTTAACTTGACGCATTGCTTCGTACATAGTAATTCCTTCTGGAAATTTAATTGTTTCTCCAGTAACAGGATGTTTGTATTGAATAGCTGTAGTTAATTTCATATTCAATGGTTTCTTAGTTCCAAGCTGAATAGTAAACTGAGGTCTTTCCCATTTAATATTAGAAGTTTCTAATTTTTCTCTAGCTTCCGGTGATAATACAATTTTATTTCCGTTACTGTCTACCATGTTATCACTCCAATGTGAAGTAACAGGAAACATATCTTGTGCTTGACCTAGTAACAATCCTCTAGGTTTTGCATATTCATTTCCCAACGGGTCAGATTTTGGTGATAATGCATCTCCATAATTTAATGCATCTAATTTACCACCTAAGTATTTTTCATTTATTATTTTAGATAAACCATAAGGTGTTGATTGTTTTAAATGGTCTAAAGCTGTTACAAGTTCTGCTTCACCGTCTGCAAATACTTTATTTGTCCATCTCCATGACGTAGCTAATGGTACATTTTTAGAAGTAAATCTTCCAAAATATCTTTCTAATTTAGAAATATTAGCAGCTCCTTCTTCATTAGTAGCTTCTGTTTCAGAAAATATCTCAGTTAATTTAAAGAAATCTTGTGTCATTAAATTACTAGCAAAAATGTTAGACCATAAAGAAAATGATGACCCTGCAATATGACGCATAAAATCCATGTATCTTTCTTGTTCTGCGCTGTGTAATGGGTCATTAAATATATCACTTGCTTCTTCTAATGCATCTTGTATTGATGCTGTAACCATAAACGGAATTGATAAAGGAAAGAAACGAGAAAGTTGTGTGTATTGTGTAACACCATTTTCATCTTGCCATTTATAAGCAAATCTGTGTTTTCTATCTTTTTCTCTATATCCTGTTAAACTACCTTGTAGTGTTAGGTAAGTTGCTAAACCATACACAGCAGCACCTACACCTTGAATAGATTGTGCTTTGTTTCTAACAATAGGGTCAGAAGCATTTTGCATAGCTCTAAATTCCATGTTTAATTTATTAAGTATAGGAGTTGCTTGCCAACCATATTTAAATAAGTTAACAGGAGTTTTTACAAAGTGTAAACTTGTAAGCACTCTAAGTAATGGAGCTTTATTAACAGTTTTTAATAACCAATCACCAATATTAGCACCACTTTGTTTTTGGTCTGGATAAAATTGGTTAGCATCTAACATCTCATTTTTAAGATTTTGTGTAAATGAACCACTACGAGCAATATATGTAGGGTCATTTGCAACTGATTTAGTTAAATCATCTAATGATGATGCTTCTAGTTTATTAAATGTTTTTGTTTCTTTAAAATTACCAAACTCATCTTCATATTGATAATATAACTCAGACCATTTTTTTTCAAATGGTGTTTGTTCTACTTTAGTTTTTTCTAATTCTGTTAATTTTTTATTTAATTTTTCTATTCTTTTAACATTAGGTTTATCTTGCGCTGTTTCAAATCTAAGGTTTTCTTTAGTGTTTCTTATGTTATCTTGTAAATCAACAATACTTGATTTGTTAAATAGTTTTCTTTCTTTCCATAATTCAGGATAAAAAGTTCTCATTCTTTGATTAACATTGGCAACTCTTCCTGCTCTGTTAAAAATGTTTTTCATTAAAGTATCACCGGCACCTAGTAATCTTAAAGTAAGAAAAGATAATTTACCAAGCGGTGTGGCTGCTTTACCTGCAACTTGTTTGATAATACTGTCAGAAGCTTTTAATTGTTCAAAGTATGTTTCCATGTTTCTTTGTTGTCTACCATCAAATCTGTGCTCTAAACTGTCACCAATACTTCTATTAGCTTTCCATGATAACTTAGCTTTCTTAAATGCTATTTGAAAAAATCTTGTTTGTGCAATTAATAAATCACCTGCCATTTTAATTTGATTTATACCTTGTCTTCTATTACCTTTTCCAAAACTAATTAAACCACCTGCAAACTGTTCTACAATTTGTGTTTGAAATTTAACTGCGGCAGACAGTAAGTTAATTTCATGTGTAGTAGGGTCACCGAGTAAGTTTGCTGTTGTGTATTCATTGTAAGCTTCAAAGAAAGTAACATCTTTTTGTTTTAATTTTCTATTAATGTTTTTAATTACTTTATTCATTTTGTAATCATTTTTACTTATATCAGCTAAATCATTAACAGCTTTTATTTTTTGTGCCGGTTTTAATTTTTTAATTTTAGCAATTAATAATGGTAATTCTTCTTTTAATGCTATATCTGTTTCTATTCTTAACTTGTCAGCTTCTGTCATTTCTACCATTAATTTTTGTTGGTTTAATGCGTCAGAAACACCTTGTACTGTTTCTACATGGTTTTTAATTAATAAAGATTTTTCATCTAAAGCTTCTATTAATTTATTTGTAACTGCAATTTTCTCATCCATGTCAACAGCATTATCTGCTAATGTTCTAATTTCAGAAACTTCTTTACTTTTGTTTACTATGTTAACACGACCTGCATAAATAGTAGGTGCTAAGTCTGGTGATATTTTAGCAATTGTTTTTAATTCTTCATCTAGTTTTTCTGCATTTTCTTTACCTAATAATTTAGCAGCTTTTAATTGTATTTGTCTAAATAGACCAACTCTTTCTGTTGTTCTAACATTGCCTTCTTTAACTAATTTATTTACAGAGTTTTTAATTTCTTGAATAATAACATTATGGTCATCATCTGGTTTTATTTTAGATAAATTAATAATAGGTGTTCGTCTTTTAATTTCATTAACTTTGTTGTTTATCGTCTCTACTTCACTTGTTCTTTCTGTTACTCTTTTGGGATTTTTCTTAGATGGATTTTCTGGTTTGAATTTTTTTACTTTACCATCTTTACCTGAAAAGGTTTCATCAGCTTTACTGCCTGCCCAAGCAAAGTCTCTGTCAAAGTCAGACTTAAAGCCATCACCTTTGTCATAAAACTTACCTGCTTTACCTTTGGCAGACCATGCAGACATGCCGGCACCAATTGTACCTTGTGCTACACCACCTGTTGCACCTGTAATTAATGTTCTAGTTAAATTATAATCAGTCATTAATCCTGCATCTTTTTCAGCAGTTTGTCTAGCTAAGTCAGCAGCTACAGCAACACTACCACCATACATAGCTTCTTTCTTACCTATTTCTAATGCAGCTTTTTTAGCTACTTGTTTTTGAAACTCAGCTTTACTTAAAGCACCTATTGCAGTTTTACTTGCTTCT